TAGAATTAAATATCGAATGCAGTAATTGTGATTCGACATATACTATGATGTATGAGTCGGATGACATACCAAACAGACATGGAGAGCAGGCATATCATTGTTCTTTTTGTGGAATATTGATGGAATCTTATCATGACGACATCGAAGAGTAAGTATGTTGCAGGCATTGACTATTCATTAACTTCACCTGCTGTTTGCACGGCGGAGGTAGTAGATGGTGATATTAAATATTGTAATTGTAAATTTCATTTTTTGAAACAAAATAAATCACATAAATCATTAGGTGATTCGATAATTGCACATAATTATCCAGAATATACCGATGATATTGATAGATTTAGTAAACTGGCACATTGGACGATCGAATGTATTCGTTGGTTTGATGGTCGGGTAAGTGAAGTTTATTTGGAAAATTATGCTTATGGTGCAACTGGTAGAGTATTCAATATTGCAGAAAATACGGGAATACTCAAAAAACAGCTCAGGGAGGCTGGATTCAAATGTACCGTGATTCCTCCCACGGTAATTAAAAAATATGCTACTGGAAAGGGGAATGCCAATAAAGAATTAATGTATGAGACATTTTTATCCGAAACACACGTTGATCTTCGGAGCCAGTTATCCCCGAAATCAACCAAAATATCCAACCCTGTTTCTGATATAGTAGATTCCTACTACATTTGCAAAACAGGATTTCACTTATAGGAGAATTATGCTAACTCCCTTAGAACAGTACCCTTATTCGGTGGAAACTAAAAATGATAAGATATTGATGTATACAAAAGATAGCGCTTCACATTATGCTATCCAGTTACAAGAAGAAGGAAAGGATGTTGAAGTTTGGCATGATGGCACGTTACAATATCGTCTGAATGGAATATTTCAGGGGATATTTTTTTGAAAAAAACTTGACAAATTTAAAAGAATCTGTTATACTATAGATATGGAAGTGAGAAATGAGTTTAATTGTATTTGATGACGAGAAAATAAATGACGTTAAAAAACGGAATGAAGTGGGTGAAGAAAGTATTAAAGAATTTGATGTAGTTGAGGCCTCAAGAGAAGCGAAGGGTGGAAGTGAGTTAGTTTATGCTCGAGTCAAGGAGCGGGTGCCTGAGGCCATCTGGGACTACTATCAGGTCATTCTTTCAAGAGTCCGGACACTTGAAGACAAACCTAAAATTCTTTGGTTTCAGGACACTTCTCAAGATCCCGAAGTACAATTTCTCAAGAAGAAGGAAGAGCGGGATAAATTTGAACGATTTGTATTTCCGTCCGATTGGTGTCTCGAAAAGTATAATCTCGATCTTGGAGTTGAATATGAAAAGAGTGTTATACTAAAGAATGCTATCGAACCAATTCCTGCTCATACAAAACCTAAAAATGGTCCCCTTCGACTAGCATATATTTCTACTCCCCATCGCGGCCTAGATGTTCTTATTGCTGCGTTTCGTGCTGCAAAATATGAGAACGTAGAACTTGATATTTATTCTAGTTTCAAAATATATGGTTGGGATGAGAAGGATAAAGATTATGAACCCTTATATAAGGCATGCAAAGACACACCAAATGTAAATTATCACGGAACGGTTTCTAATGAAGAAATTCGTTCAGCACTTCAACAAACACACATTCTTGCTTACCCCTGTACATACAAGGAAACAGGTTGTATTTCTGTAATAGAAGCAATGAGTGCGGGTTGTGTTGTGGTTTGTCCAAATCTGGGTGTCCTACCAGAAACGTGTGCAAATTTTGCATGGATGTACGGATATTGTCAAGACAAGTCCGAACACGCTAGAAAGTTTGCGTATGTCTTAAAGGATGCAATTGATAACTTTTGGGAGCCGCCAGTTCAGGTCGGTCTTGCATTCCAAAAGCAATACTTTGATATGCACTATGATATTGATACTACTGCAAAACAGTGGACAATGATGCTAAGCACAATCAAAGATAATTTAGAACAATCTAAATAAAAAACTCACAATGGCTAGGAAAAAAACAGTAACAGAACGGAAACCTGTTAAAGTAAAACGGACTCGTAATATTACTGAAAAGCAACGTGAAGATCTCCGTGAGCGTATGGTTGAAATGCGCAAAAAAAAGAAACCAGCAGATTACAAGAATGTGAATACGAGTGTGCTTGCACTACCGGATGATGCCACATATTCCTTTACAAATGTTAAGGAGTGGATTAGGGAATCTAAGGATCAGGTTTCTGCTTTTAATAAAACTGCTAGGAACCCAAAAGGCACTCCCCAAGAGAAACAAAAGGCAGCTAATCTCAGAGATGACAAGAAAGCCTATATTAGGCATTGCGAACATTATCTGAGACACGGTGATTGGATTGCTATGTTTTCGGGTAAAAACGAAGAATATAAAGCAGTCCCAAGGGTTGTTGCAATGGCCTATAATCCAGATGGGACACCTAAAAGAACAGTTGGATTTTGGTATCCTGATATTCAAGGAACTTGGACAAACGATATGAATGAATCTGATAATGTTGAATTTGAGAATTGGGAATATGCTCAAACGAAAGAACCCGTTGCATTGACGGATAAACAATTTACAGGGGAAATTTGATATGCCTGAATTTAGTATACAAGAAACTTTTGAACTGATTGGTAAAGCCCAGACAAGAGAAGAGAAACGACAAGTCCTCACAGATAGAGACAATTTTGCAACTAGAGCGTTGTTGCAATTGAATTATCATCCAGACGTTAAATGGCATCTACCGCCCGGAACTCCCCCATATACGCCGGGACAGATAGCGGATTCCACTCCAAATTCCCTTCATTTTGAAGTGAAAAAGTTGGATTATTATGTCGATCCAAGTCCACATGATATTCCTCTTCTCAGGAGAGAATCTATGTTTGTTCAATTATTAGAACGACTTGACCCCATAGATGCAAAACTTATTCTTGCTGTTAAGGACCGAAAGTTGTCTTATAGGGGATTGACTTATAAATTAGTTAGGGATACTTGGCCGGAGCTTTTGCCAGAACAAGTGGAAGAGAAAAGTGAGGATACATAAATATAACTACATTTGGTTAATGATCGAGTATTTAATGTGTTAGTGATTGAAAGTAATAACCAAACATAGGTACAAGTATGGTAAAAGTAGTAAGAATATTTCTTATTCTTGTTGCTACACTATGGTATACAACTTCACATCTCAATAGCAATACAACAGTCCCGATATGGAAACCACCCATAATCGAGAATAATGTCGCGCTAACAGATGATTATTTCAACCTCTTTGAATTTGATAAAGCAAAATATACGCCAGAAGATATAGAATGTCTGGCTAAAAATATTTACTTTGAAGCAGGGGTGGAAAGTACAGCAGGAAAACTAGCAGTAGCAAATGTAACGATTAATCGTACAGTGCAAGAAAGATTTCCTAATACCATTTGTGAAGTAGTTCAAGAAGGAATTCATTATTATAACACTCAAAAGAAAAATTATTATCCAGTGAAAAATAGGTGCCAATTCAGTTGGTACTGTGATGGAAAGGCTGATGAACCTAGACAGGGTAGGGTTTGGACTGCAGCGAAAGGCCTTGCTGTGAAAGTATTGACCCAATCTTATGAACAATCTTTGATTGATATTACTGATGGTGCAACTCATTATCATGCCAATTGGATGAAGAAATTTCCAAGGTGGAGTAAAGAAAAAATAGTAGTGACTTCAATAGATAATCATATTTTTTATCGTTCAAAATTATAAAAAACTTGACAATTTCATTATAATATGATATAATAATACTATTAACAATTGAAAATGGATTGGTTATGAAACAGTTAATATCAACATTATGGTTTGTTTTAATTTTTAGTACTGTGGCCTTAGCGCAGACACAACGTAGAAATGGGGTCTTCTATTCTAAAGATCCCCTACTAGCAGGTTGTAAGGTCTTCATTGAAGATGGGTTACTTTATGGAGTGTGTGACGGAGAACAAGTGGGAAATCAAAAACCAGCACCAATAGAAGTGGTATATCAAAAACCAGCACCAATAGTTGAAAAGAGATCAGTACCAGCACCTAAAAGAAAAAAACAAGAAGTGAAATGGACTTGTGTAGTGGGTCCGTGTGATTTTTGATAATGAAAATGGAAATTTGAAATCATAGGAAAATGATGCCGTATTACGATTATGTTTGTGAAAGTTGTGGATTGGAATTTGAGGAATCACTTCCAATAGTAGATAGAAATATCCCCATAGAGCAACCTTGTAGAGTTGCTACTTGTGAAGGTAAAGTTAAAATGTTATTTGCGAAACCATATATCGGCGACCCGTGGAGTTTTACAGGGAAGAAGATTGATGATGGGTTCAGGGATCGCCTTAAAGAAATAAAAAAAATGAACCCCCATAATACAATTACTATTCCTCGATAAGAAAAGTTTAAAGTGAAACAATTTAATTATGATCTACTTGAAAATAGAAAAGATCAAATAGAACAAGACAATTCAGGTGAAAATAGAGTGTACCATTCCCCGAAAGGTACTTATCCATCTATTACAAATCTAATTTATCATATGATTTCAAAACCAGGCATTCAAGCTTGGAGAGATAAAATAGGTCATAAAGAAGCAGATAAGATTTCTGGACGAGCTGCACGAAAAGGAACTAAAGTTCATAGTGCGATTGAAAAATATTTGTTGGGAGATGAAAATTATCTAAACAATGTAATGCCTGATCACAAAGAACTTATTTTGACAGGCATTCCGCAAATTGATGAACGGATTGATAATATCCGTGGAATTGAATTGCCAATGTGGTCGGATGGTCTTAAAGTAGCAGGCACGACTGATTTGGTAGCGGACTATTGTGGTGAGTTAGCAATTATTGATTGGAAGACCGGTGGCTATATTAAGAAAGAAGAATATGCTTTAAATTATATTCTTCAGGGAACGGCTTATTGTCGGATGCTATATGAGATGTATGGATTGCTTCCCAAGAAACTTGTGATATGTACATTTATTAGATTTAGTGATCCCAAGAAACCAGTACCATTTATGGATGGGGATAAAGTGACTGATTTGTATGTCGAATGGAAAGTGTACAATCCTTTGGATTATATACGCCGACTCAAAGCAATATGTGATGCTTATCATCATTTCGGAAAGAACTGATGAGATAAATATTTATGGTGTTGTTGACGTTGATGTAATAAACTAGACAGGACGGCGGTTCGATTCCGCCCGCCTCCACCAAGGAGTCATATGGAAAAGATAGCAATTTGGATTTTTGGTTCAATTATTATTATAGCAGCAATAGTATATGGAATTGTTTATTTTGGTATGTGATTCGTTGATGGGGGTGTATCAGGAAATCGACTGATAGATATAAAGATCGAAAGAGATGCCCAGTCGAGCTACGACTGTAACAGTGCAACACAACTAGATGCATATTACAATGCAGCTAATAATTCAGAATATTTCCCATCGCGGGTTGCTTTAGCAGCGTAATTATTCTGTAGGGTTCGGGAGGCACCTCGTAACAGAAGCCTCCCTATTACAAATAATATTAACTGGAAATAAAAAATGGTTAGTACTTTTAGTGAGTATTTACAAGAATCTGGTCTTTCTAGAATCTGGAAACATTCAGAAGAGCATGATTACGGAACTATAACTGCAAATAGATATGCTCCAGATTGTGGTGAAGGAACCCCATACACCAGAAAAGAAAATCAACAACGAAATAAATCTCTATTCTCTAAATTGAGAGCCAAGGGATATGGAATAACTTCGATTAAAGGCGCCTATATTGAAAATTATGGAAAACCTTCTGCAAGAGAAGTTGGGGAAAATTCTTATTTTGTTGCTGACTTACAAGATAAGGGTAAATTGAAAAAGGACTTGCTCGCATTGGGTGAGGAGTTTGAGCAAGATTCTATAATTTTTGGAGCCAAAGGTAAGGCTGGTGTATTGTTTGGAACAAGTGACTGCCCAGATGCTTATCCCGGTAATGGTAAGAAAGCAGCACAGGGAGGTGCTATCTTTGGAAAAGAAGGTGAGTTTATGTCTAGAGTAAAGGGACGACCATTTGTGTTTGCTTCTAATCTCAAATTAGAACACTATGGAGTTTGTAAATTCCCAACTGAATTACGAGGACCCGTGACAATATCCAAAATGGATTGGAAAGATATACCTTTATCGGAAGAGCATGGAAAAGAAACTTAAAAACAGAATTGGTGATGGAAAAATAAATACAGGAATGGAAATGGTTGAAGCAGAAGAAGAGAGGTTATGGGAATCGAATCCATTAGAGGCTTTGAAATACGAAAAAATTGAATTTCGTAAAAAGTTGAATTGGTGGGCACGTTTTTCGTTATCATTAATTGTAGTTCTTACTTTTTTATTTTTAATTTCGTTGTTGTTTTACGCGGAATTACCACAAGCATCGAGGGATTTAGTCAATATTATGGTTGGTGCTTATGTGGCAGTATTGGGTAAGGCTACTGATTATTGGTTCAAGGACAAAGAAGATCCTGAGCATAAAGAAACTGAAAATGTTGAAAATGGCAAGCATGATAATTTGACTTGACTTTTATTAAATAATGTGTTATAATAAAATATAATAATGGAAATTTTACCGAATATTTACAATCCCGAGCGGTTCAATAACGAGATCGAAGAAGTTGTTGAACGAACTAAAATGAGTTATCTTGATGCTATACTGTATCATGCCGAGATGAATAATCTTGAATCGGAAACGATAGCTAAGTTGATTAATATTAGTACAAAGAATAAATTGAGAGAGGAAGCAGAAACTTTAAATTTCTTGCCGAAAACATCTAAACTTCCTTTATGATTTATAGTGTGACTCCTTTTGAAGTGTATCAAAAATATTTGTCCTTGAAACAACACTTCAATAAAAAGGGATACGATTATTTTAAATTTAATGGAAAGGTTCGTGCAAGCGAATCTTCTTTTGAAAAGAGAAAAGACAAACATCATTTTATACGTTTGTCGAAGATATACAAAGAAGATGAACTCACTAAGTTTTTTGTCTCAAACTTCGTTAAAACAAATGATCTCTGGGTCGGCAATATCACATCGCCAGAGGGTAGGCAGAATTATATTTCATGGAAGGCGAAAATCCAAGGTCTTTCGTATGTGTTTGAAAGTGAAATTAGTACGTTGTTTGATACAAGCGATGAGTTTAATTTACTTTTTAAGTGTCGGGATGGTCAGCATCCCCCTGTACTTCGCCGTGTATTTGGCGAGGAAGTGTCGATTGAATCCTTCATTATAATGGATTCAATACTTCACTTTGCCCCTACCTTCAATGAGAAGATAGGGGAATCGGTCATGTGGCCGAGACTGTATGATATATGTAATAAGTATGCACCATTCTTGAATGTGAATAAGCAGAAATACGTTGACATACTACGAAAACAAGTAGAATTTCATTATGCATAAAGTGGATAATCTGAAACACGCAGAAAAGGAGAATAAGATGGCAAATTCATTTGCATCTCTCAAAAATAGTCGAAAGACTGCTCTTCAAAAACTTCAGTCAGAAGTTGAGAAGATTAACAATCCCCAAAACAATTTTAGTCGGGAAGATGACCGTTTTTGGAAGGCGGAACTCGACAAGTCTGGCAGTGGTTATGCTGTCATTCGTTTCCTTCCCGCTCCAGACGGTGAGGAACTACAGTGGGCGAAAGTATTCAACCACGGGTTCCAAGGACCCGGCGGTTGGTATATCGAGAACTCTTTGACCACCCTTGGTCAAAAAGATCCTCTTGCGGAGTATAACTCCACTCTTTGGAATTCTGGGGTTGAGGCGAATAAGGAAATCGCCCGTAAACAGAAACGGAGACTCACTTATATCTCCAACGTTTATGTTGTAGAAGATAAGGCCAATCCTCAGAACGAAGGAAAGGTATTTCTGTTCCGTTATGGAAAGAAAATCTTCGACAAGGTGAGCTCGATGGCAAACCCTGAATTTGAAGATGAGTCACCAGTTGACGTTTTCGGTTTGTGGGATGGTGCGAACTTCAAGTTGAAGATTCGTAAAGTCGATGGGTTTTCAAACTATGACAAAGCGGAGTTTGTAACTCCTGCTCCACTTTTCGATGATGATTCGGAATTGGAACGTGTCTGGAATGAGGAATATTCTTTGGCAGAATTTGTCGATCCCAAGAATTTCAAGTCCTTTGAAGACCTGAAAGCTCGTCTGGATGTGGTTCTTGGAAATGTGGAGACTGCTGCAATGTCAGCACCAACTTCAGTTGTCAGTGAAGACGTTCCATTTGATGGTGGGGAACCTATCAATAAACTTTCATTCAATAAGAACGAAAGTGAAGTAACCAACGATGACAATCTTGATTACTTCAAGAAACTTGCAGAAGCGTAAGTTTATGCAACGTGTCTAAAATGTGAAACAGCCATATCTCGTCCTGATCCTGGCAAGGATGGTCCTTGTGGATTGGGCGAGTTTATGGTTGTTTGATTGATGACAGTTTGATTAGAACTTGCATCAGTTATGACCGGCGATTGCGAATTATAACTCGCTATCGTTCCTACCCTTGCCAGTGCCATTTCATTTAAGGTCGCACCTGCAATTGCGGGTGCAAGCGCAGCAGCTAAAATTTGACCACCTGCTTCGCTTTCAAGTGGAATAACTGCTTCTTTACGTCCGGACGCACCAGAGGATGAAAGTGGGATGGTAGGTATACCACCCCTAGCAAGGCCAGGTCCAGACCAAC